AGTCATACCAAACACCCCATAAACGCTGGCTGCAAGCGTGGTTGCGTTAAAGATCCCCAGGCCAACATCGCGACTGAACCCCATAAATTCCGCTATGGACATAGCGCCGTCCGCTATTAGAAACGCAGCGAACACAGAATGTTTTCTTGAATCCCCAGATGTTTCTTGCTCAGTTCATTCATTCCATAAATTGTGGCGAACATAACCGGTAGGGTAGTCACATCATCAACTATGAGATGATTTCTCTGATTCATCGGTAAGCTCCTGAAAGAGAGGAACTCATGAACTAAAGAATAAACTCACCGTATTTAACATAATATACATTCCATCGGTTCGTGACATGGTATCCCTACTTTTTATAGGGTCATGTTATGGCGGTTTTAGGCGTAAAGTTAACTAAAAGCAGCAACATCAAGCATGTTGTTAGCGCTTTGCTATTGATTTGTGGTCGGATGGGTGAGGGCGATAACGTAGCCCACCTTTTCGGCGATGAAGCTTCCAAAATATCCCCCTTTGATTACGTCCAGGCCTTGCCTGTTCGTACTGCAAAAATCCTTTCTGAAATTTCCCGCCGTGGCATGGCTTTTCACGTTGCGCCACACAGCGGAAAACACGGCATTTTCATTGCCAAAAATTACAAATCTCTGGAAAAGAACACGTGAGGGAAATCATGCACGATTTTGCGCTGGTATTTCGTCATGCCTGGGAGCTGGCAAAAAAAGGGGCCGCAACTTACGGCGGGTCTGCGCGTCAATATTTCCGTGAGTCTCTGCGTCTCGCGTATGACGGTTTGAAAAGGAACGTAACGGCACGTGACCTTGTGAAAATAATGATTAATCGCAGGCTTTCAGTAAGCCAGATATGCGAAGAGGTTAACGCCAGATTTCAGCGCCAAACGGCTAAGAATATCGCTCGTCGAATCTGGAATATGTTTCGATCCCCATATGTGGAAATTGAAAAGAATAAATGCCCTGAGACAGGGAAATTCCTTTATCACCTGAAAAAAGCACAAAAGAATTTCTTTGTTAGCGGGGCCATTACTCGCGCATTGAAATCTGTCAGGCCAGAAAAAAAGAAAGCAGTGAAACCACGACCAGCCATGTCAAAAGAAGAAATAAACGCATGCAGGCTGGCTAACGCATTCCATAACGCGCTGCGAACTGGCGTGTACGTCGAACCGAATTTAATTTGAGGAAGATATGAAAAGAGCAACGCAGATTATCCAGTTTCGCGCAGATGAAGACACTTACGCCCGTGCGCAAGAGCGAGTGAAGAGTGGTGGTTTGCTGCTGCCTGACGTGATGCGCGCGGCGCTAAAGTCCGTGGCTGATGCGGACGTCTCGCCTTTGGCTGACTTAATCAACGGCGTTTCATCTGGCAGCGATTATCTTAATCAGGCGTGGCTTTTTCAAAAGTGTCACGAATTATTTGAATACCGAGACGGCGGTCTTTTCCGTAAATCCAGAAAAGGAATGGGTGAGAAAGGTACGCCAGTTTACGTTAGAACGCGTGAGGGTGAGGAGTGCGTTTTAATTCAGGGAAACCATTACCCATTAAAAGATATTGTCTGGCTAATGGCGAACGGAAGCATTGCCGGAGAGGTGGAGTATAAAAACCCGCACAGGGTAAACATGAAACACTCAATTGAAAACCTGATGGTAAATGCCGCGCCAGAAAAAGAAGTGTTTCTAACAAAGTATTTAAAAGGATCTGAAAAGATCGACGTTATTAAATCAAAACAACGAGCGTTTGTTTTCGACACGTCTAAAGATGAAAGCGCAAAAAAAGTAATTGAGAAATTAATTAACACAGAAAAAACAGTGCCGCTACTTTTGCGCGGGGATGACGACTGGGTTGCATCACGAACAGCGATTCACGCCTTTAAGCTGGCTGATAACCAATACGTTCTAAGCATTTCATAAGGGGCTTTCCGATGAATGAAAACGTTAAACAGGTAATGGCAGAAAAGCGCCGCATGACCATTGGTCAATTAACTGACCTTTTGATAAGTGGGAATCTGCGTCGTGAATTGCGCATGAGCAAGGAAGATTTTTCCACGCTGGTAGGTGTTATGCGTGCCACGGTTCGCCGGGTGGAAGGGTTCGAGGGTGCGCCAAGCATGCGCATGGTGCTTAACACCGCTGCAGCCCTGCGTATTGGTATTGAGTTCCCGGAATGCGGGAAGGTTGAAGTAGTGCCGAGAAGGGCCAAATGATGCGCAGATACATCATAACGGATGCCGACATATTCCAGGTATTCCAGCGCTGGTCGAGCCCTGATTTAAAGAATCAGAAGATGCACACCAGCTTCATCCGTGAGGCGCTGTGCCGCCAACATCCAGATAAGGCGATCCTCCAGTATGACGTGCGCCAGAAGATGAAAAGCATGGCGACGCGCGGTCTGGTTACAGAGGTGCGCCTGGCCCAGAACGCAACGGCTTGGATGATTACGCAAGGTGATTCAAATGGACAAAATTAAGACCAAACGCAACGAGCGCCGTCTCTCTAAAAGCTTCATTGAAGAGGGTTTGAAGCTGGTAGCCGATCGCGCCGAACGTGAGGGCGTGAGCAAAGGCACCGCCAGCCGCCACGCTGCCGCTATCCGTGGTGTTACCCCGGCGTTGGGTGGAGTTAAAACCCGCGTAACCAATCCGGGTGCGTGGGTGGCTCTGTACGCCCGCAGTGATGCTACCTCTACGGTCATCAGCAACATGAAGTTTACCGCCGTCATCTTTGAATGGGCTGGCGAACAGGACTACGAAAACGCGAGCTTTTACGCTCGCATTGCAAAGGCGATCCGCACGGCGCTGGCTGTGCGAGGCGAGACAAATTAAGTCGAGCGCCTGATAACGGAGAAAACAATATGGTCATTTGGTCGCTTTTCGATGGTTCGGGGATTATGGGTTTGCCGTGGGCTGAGGCCGGGCATGATGTTTACTGCTTTAACGCAGACGAGGGGAACCATGGTGCGTATCACATCAAAATGCAGCATGAAAATTTGCACTACGTGAATTGCTGGATTAGCGAGAATTTCGCATATAAACCAGAACTGACGGGAATCCCAAAACCGCAGATGATTTTCGCCTTCCCTGATTGCACGGATTTAGCCGTGTCAGGTGCAAAGCATGAGGGGCATACATCACTGGCGTCAGTGAAGCATGCTCAGATGGTGGAAAAAATGGCTGAGGAGTTCGGCGCGGCGTGGATGGTGGAGAATCCAGTAGGGAAAATGTCAACGCACTGGCGGAAGCCTGATTATTACTTCAATCCCCACGAATACGGAGCGCACCTGCGTCCCGACGAGGGTTCCTATCACCCCAAAATGCCAGCGTGTGACGGCTACACAAAGAAAACGTGTATCTGGGCTGGGGGTGGGTTTGTCATGCCAACGAAAAGGCCTGGGCCGATAAACATCGGTTGTTTTTGGGGGTGGAAGTCATTGGGCGGCAATAGCGCCAAAACAAAACAACTCCGCTCACTAACTCCGCGCGGCTTTGCACGTGCTGTATTTGAGGCAAACAAATAATGGAATTCACCAAAGAGCAGTTACAGCAAATCGAAGCAGCTGCGAAAGAAGTCATGTGGCCTGTCGTGTGGTCGGAAAAGAAAGCACGAGAGCACTTCAGTGAAAAAATAACTCCCAAGGTGGTACTGAAACTGGCGCGTATCGCACTGGCAGCACTAACGGGGTCATCAGCGGAGCGCGAACAGATTCGGCACAAGCATGCTGAGTGGTCACAATCTGCATTCGGCAGTGTTGGTCCGGTCGGGCCGCTTAAGCATCTGTCACAGGAGGCGTTGGAAGCCGCCGCAGCGCCAGAAGATTTAAGCGAGTGGGCTGACATGCAATTTCTGTTATGGGATGCACAGCGCCGCGCAGGTTTAAGTGATGAGCAGATTACCCTGGCGATGATTGAAAAGCTGGAGATAAACAAGGCTCGTCAGTGGCCGGAGCCAAAAGACGGTGAGCCAAGATTGCATATCGCAGCAGTACCTCGACAAGAAGGTGGTAGCGATGCTGAGTGATTTACTGGTAATGGTTGACCGCCGCGCCAGGGCGGTCAGTTTGCGCGAAAAAACCATCATTAACGAGCGTCACGCCGTGCGCATGCTTGAGCCGGTTCTCTCGCTGGGGGTTCGCGCCGCCAGCGTGCCGGACACATGGATCCGTTACGCCGACCGCTGCATTGATGATGGTCTTGCCGCCTCAACAATCCGCCAGCGCATTGACTGTGTGGCTGCGGTCGTCGCCTGGGTGATTCACGCTGATATCAAATTTAAACCCGCCGCGCCGGGTTCGCTGGGGCGCATGCTGGATGCTATGCGCACCGCCGCCCGTTCTATCGGTAAACGTATCAAAAGGCACCGTGCACTAAGCAAGCCGGGCCGCGTGAGCGTCACTGAATATGTTGATGTAGTTCGTGATATTGAATCGGTCAGAGAGCCTTACAGATGCGTACTGCGCCTGATGCTGTGCTTCGGTTTCAGGGTATCAGAAACGCTATCGCTTAAACGCACCTCCATGCTGGCGGGCGGTCGCCTGTTCGTGCCTGATAGACACACGAAAACGCATTCGGATCTGCTGCTGCCCGTTCCGCTTGAATACATACCTTTGGTAACTGAGTGGATAGGGGTGATTGAGGACTCAGAAATCAAATACAACACGCTTAATACGGTAGTGTCTCGCGCCGGGATTAAATGGCGCAGCCACGCCCTGAGAAAGGTATTTCGTACAGCCTCAGCCGTTCGTGGAGAGGATTATTTAGCGGTGGAGTTAATTCTTAATCATGCAGTTAAAGATGTGCCAGCCGCTTATTTGCAGTCGCCGCCATATTCAGCGATGCGCAAAGCGCTAAAAAACTCTATTGATGATTATCTCAGCGTTAAGGTAGAAAAATGAAAACAGCGGCTATTAAAGACAATGACGTAATGTATAAAACAAATTATCCGCGTGGGTGTGCATTTAAATGCCTCCAGTTGCGCACTAATTTAAAAGCAGCGCCATCTATTTACCGCGTGGAATTAATCGACCGGAACAACGAGAAGATATTAATGGGTGGTCGCCAGTTTCTGGCTGACGCAATGGCGCTTTATACCGATTTATGCACGCTCAGCGCCTCAGAGGTTGAAACGGCGTTCGCCAGCATGTGCTGACCTCCTGATGATGTGATAACAGCCCGGCTAATGCCGGGTTTTTTGTGCCTGAAAAACGCCAGGCGGCGACATGAGCATGTGAATATATTGTTAAATTCACAGCAACATAAATTCAACATCTTAATGTTACAAATGTAACGTAGAACGTGAATAAATTGTTATGTGGATAAAAATAAACGAACCACAAATCAGAGGGATAAACAGTGATGCATATCAACAATTCGGGAATAAACGCTAAAAATAATTAATTTCAATATTATCAATAACATATATAAATTGATTGTTTTGCATGCGATTTATGGTCATTTTTTGATGTCCACAACTTGTAATTTGAGACGGAAGAAAATTAAAAAGTTTTGACTGTGAAATGTGGCTGATATTTCAAGGGGATGGAGGGGTGAGGCAAACGGATATATAAGGTTTGACAGTGCGACCTAATGTCGAAAAGTGGTCATTAAACCAGCAAAGAAGGCCAAAGTATTAATAAGTGTTTCAGGCAGAAACAAAGCCGGGAAAATTACACCACAACAAAAACTAACCCATTCAAATACATAACTGCATTACTACGACATTTGATAATGGTTTGACTCAGATATGTTTCCGCAATCTGGTATGACCATCGCCATTATCATATTGACACGCCATAATGCAGACAGGGCGAAAAATGGAGAGGTGGAGAGAGAGGGGGAGGCGAAACCCATTAAACCCGCACCGGGCTTGTTTCCGTCGCCTGCTGGGGTCGAATAATCATTTTTAAGCGTTCTGGCGAAACGGGCAATAAATCATCCGTTTAATTATGTTAGAGCTGTTACATATTATCTGAGCGAAAAGCGAGCACTACAAAACCAACAAAATAACAACAATAAAGTTGGCACGATTAATGTTATCCACATTGAAAGGCAATGCTGGCGCGGCTTGAGGGCGATATTGACCGCTAACATGATTCATGCAGGGTGCAATTATTTAATAGTTATCCACAGTTCAAACCTTGAGCCATATATTGACAATCGTTACCGCTGGCGGAGTTTCTGTAATTAGCCGGGTGCATGCCTAAAAATCACTCCTATATAAGGAGGCGATTTATGGCTTACGGCTGGCAGTACGAGATAACTGTTTTCTGCACCGATGGTGAGACGATCCACATTGACGGCGTTGATGTGGATTTTTCCTGTGTGCGCGATGACGAGAAAGAGCCGAACGAGGCCGACTTAACTATCTGGGGGCTGACACCTGAGACGCATAACGCGATCGTTCAGGCTGGCTCTATGGTCACGTTTGCAGGTGGCTATATAGATGAAGGGATGTTCACGCTGTTCCAGGGTGAACTCATCAGCGCCGTGAACGTTAAACCCGGCGAGGTTTACGGCCTGAAAATGAAGCTGTACGAGGCTCTTATCCCGTTCCGCGCCAGCGTCACATCACGCAAGTTCCGTAAGGGGCAATCTCTCAAGGAAGCGATCGCGCAGGTCGCCTCTGATATGGGGCTGGGTTGCCAGCTGTCAAAAGCGGCCGCTGCGCTAACTCTCCCCAAAAACATCAGCGCTGCGGCGCTATCCCGCGACGTTCTGACGAGTCTTTGCCGCCCGGTAAACGCCACGTGGTCACTCCAGTACCAGTCGATTGCAGTTACAGCTGGTGATTCCATCTTTGATGGTGCTGCCGCGTTCTCTCCTGACAGCGGGTTGCTGGGCGTTCCGCTTCTCAAAATCCATACCCCGAAACGTAAAAAGAAAAAGCCGTCAGAGAAAGAGCAGATCCAGGCCAAACACGAAAAGAGCATCAAAACGTATGCCTGGCCCCCGAAAAATTCGCAGGTGGATTACAGCAAAGGCGCACGTCGCCAGATAGGTGTAATCGAGGCCATTACGTGGGAGTCACTGCTGCGCGGTGGTGTGGAGATAGGTGAAAAAGTGGTGCTCTCTTCCCCGTCGATGGGTGAGAGTTGGGAGATTATCGTCAAAAAAATCTCTCACCGGTTCAGCACCAGAGATTCCCAGCCCCGCACAACTTCATGGGAGGGAATTATCGCATGAGAGCGGCAAGCCAAATCGCGGCCATCGTTGACCAGGCGCTTAACTCTGCGCTGTTCGCACTGGAGGCAAAGATTGTCTCTGTTAAGGGTGGCCGGGCAACCGTCAAGCCAACACCTAAACGCACCTTTGGTGATAACCCGGATCCTATTGAGTACGCCGAGGTAGAAAACGTCCGGCTGGTGTCTCTCGTCTGGGATGGCGGAAAGTCCGGCGTATCCGGTCGGGTTAAGCCTGGTGATGAGTGCCTGCTTATCGCCTTATCCCACGGTGACGACGACGAACCAGACCACAAAACACTGTCCTCAGCCGTGGCGTTCTGCGGCTTTTCCGACTTCGCCAGCCATCAGATGCCGGATGGTGCAGGGCTGCGCGTATTCAGCGGCAGCGCGTTTATCGAGTGGGATGACAACCACATTAAAGCCGCAACAGGCGGTGGCGCTGAGATCGTAATGGATGGCGACAAAATCAATTTTATCGCGCCGGGTGGTCATGACTTCACAGGCCCAGCCCGTTTCCGTGATGACGTGACTATGGATAAAGGTTTGAAGCAAGGAGAGTCCAGCGGCGCTAAAGCGGAATTTGGCGGCGATGTAGATATTGCAGGAATCAGCAAAGCGGCAGACCACGACAGCGACGGTATTTCCGGTAAAGACCATGACCATATGGAACAGGGCGACGGTAAGCCCACCAGCAAACCACGAAGGAATTAATGATGAAACTAAACGACCAGGCTGCACAAATTGCTCTTTCTAATCGCGGTTTTCTGATGGCTGGCGACTACACCACAGAAATTACCAAAGGCGACATTATCAGCGTGACCGAACGCACCGGGCTGGTAGTTGAGCGCGTGGAGTGTGTGCCCCTCATTAACGCGCCGCTGGCAATGGTGATGGCGACCTGCCGCGACGGCAAAGACCGGTACATGCCGTTTTATTGCGATCTGCCTTTCGAACTGCCGCACCAGGCAGCTATGGCGCAGATGCTGAACGATGCGGGCGAGGGCTTTGACCTTGATGACCTGCTGGATATCGAGTCACTTGACGCTGCGGTGACGATCGTTCACCTGGAGCAATGGCGGCACACTGAATGAACATCACAACCGTTCAGTATCGGCATGGTGTTAAAGGGTGCTTCATTTCGAATGAGCGTCCGGCGCCTGGCGAACCGTTAATACTGGTCATGCCTACGTGCCGGGGTAAGCGAATAATCCCGGTCGGGCATGTTGAGCGCATAGAGGCGGTGGGTGAGGTCCGCTGTCTCGTTTGGGTGTCGAAGCTGACAGCCGTTGAGGGGATGGATTACTGATGCTGGACATAATGCAGGACGATGACGGGGTAATCCTCGTCAATGGTGATTTTGTGCTGGATGGTGGCATTGATGGCGTTGCGCAGCAGGCGGAGATTCGCGTCGCCACGAACAGGGGTGAATGGTGGCTGGATACGTCGCAGGGTCTGCCGTGGCTACCGGGCATCATGGGGTCAAAACTCCCGGCCTCTATCGTTTCCAACATGATTAACGCCGAGGCAAAACGCACGCCTGGTGTCACCGATGCCAGGGCAACAAACATCAGCGATGTGAAAGGCGATTTTACGATCCGCTTTGCTGTTTACATCGGCAATGAAACCAAAGAGGTGAGCAGTGGAATTAGTTAATGACAGCGGCTGGCACGGTGCCAGATTGCCCGAGATACGCGGCGACAAGTACGAGAAATTAAAGGGGGCGCTGGGAAACGTTAACCCTGACGGGGATTCGCTAATCGGGCAGACTATCGCGGTTGTGGCAGAGGATGACCTGGATATCATTGAGGCGATCGGATGGGTGTTTTCTGGGTTCTTCATTTCTCAGGCTGAAAACGCGCAGCTGGATGCCTTTGGTGAGCGCTTTAACCTTCCCCGCAATGGCTTAACGCGATCCTCTGCTTACGTTATCTACCTGCTGCAGCCAGGGCAGACCATCAACGCGGGTGAGTTGTTCACGATTTCCGGCAGTTCGGGCGACTGGACAACGACCGGGGATGTGAAAGAAAACGGCAAGACGGCAGCAGGCTTTGTGTTGTCAGTGAAGCAGGCCGCTATCACTACGGGTAACACGTTTACTATCTCGATCTCCGGAAACCCGTATTCCACTCAGTATCGGACGGGCGATACCTCAGATTCAATCATCAGCAGACTGTACGCCGATATCGTTGCGCGTGAGCCGTCACTGGCGACCTATATGACAGCGTACGGCCAGTTACTCTACGCAGCTGATGGTCGCACGTTGATTCAGTTCTCTTTTGCTGATGACGTATTCCAGATTGTGCGCACCGGCATTCCGGCCACGGCCTGGTATCAGAGCGATACAGAGTTCCCACAGGCGCTGTTCGGCTACATCGCCACTGATGACATCCTGGTGCTTTCAAACGGATTCAAAGGCTATCTGATTGAGGATGACGAGATTTACCGACCGCGCATACAGGCGGCGGCGGCTGAAAGACGTGTGAGCATCAGTTCGTCACGCCCTGGCATCAGAAATGCGATCCTGGCCGTTGACGGCGTGACGTATGCAGACGTTGAGGTTAACCGCGGATTCCAGACCAATGCTGATGGCGTGCCGGGAAAATCAATACACGCCTTTGTCGCTGGCGGAGCGGATAACGATATCGCCCAGGCGATTTACAACGCAGCGGCGGGGGAATGCGGGTTTTATGGTGATGTTTCCGGTACCGCAACAGACGGAACGACAACGGAAACCGTGTATTTCAGCCGTCAGAGTTATCAGTTGGTTTACGTATCGGTGTCAGGGGCTGTATGGGATGCAGAAACCACAGGTAAGCCTGCAGATTACCTCAGCGTCGCGAAAAACACCGTAACCGCGTATTTCTCGCAGTTGCAGGTGGGGCGTGATGTGTTTGCCGGTCAGATTTATGCCCGTTTACTGTCCGCGCTTCCAACGCTGACGGATATCGCGGTGAAGGTCGGTAAAACGTCCACGCCAGCAGACAAAACCGTTGCGATCGGCAGCGGAATAATAGCCGTTACCAATAATTCATCCGTGGCGGTGTCGTAATGGAGCCGGTAATCAAAAGCCCGGCGCAGCTGGCAAAGGAGCGCTTTACCTCAAAGGTACGAAAAAAGCGCAACATCGACCTTGTAGCCGGGTTGAAGTCCAGCAACGCGAGCATGACGGCGGCGATCGAGTATCTCAAAAACGGCTACTCGCTGGATGATTCTACCGGATTGATGTTGGATGCGCGGGGTGAGGAGTACGGCGTACACCGCGAGGGCCGTGACGATGATGAGTACCGTCAGGCGATACGCCAGGAAATGGGGAGTCAGTCGGTATCTGCGCAATCCCGGCCATCTATCGGCGCATACATTCGCCAGCTTTATAATTTAACCTGGCTGACACTGGATAAAGTCGGGTTAAGCACTGGCGCGGTCGGCGCGGCATTCAACCGCGTGCCGTTCCGCATGGTGTTTGTGCAGTGCGGCAGCATGGCCCCGGATATCGAACTGCCGGAAACGCTGGTATCTGCCACCTTTGCGGCTGATATCTACAGCGCGGCCACGCCACCTAACGCGAAACTAACCCATCACGCCCCGATGTTCCCCGGCAATGTGTTCCCTGCTGTATGGGCGGGCATCAAGTACGAGCGCACGCAAAAAACCGTGCTGGCGACCGCCACAAAGGGGATCCGCGTTAACGCGACACAGTCATTGCTGACGCGCATTGAGGGAACCAAAACGCAGAACGGCACTGAGCTTGTC